AAGACACGTCAATTTCATTGTCGATCCAAAAGGTGGAGCCGGCAAGTCCACTTTTGTCAGGTACCTTGAAGGGAAGTACCAGCTTCGAGTTATTGGAGCATCATCAGCAGGGAAGGAATCGGATATCGCTTTCGACATTGCATCAAGAATCAATCCGGAATTGGTCCATATCGTATGCCTGGACACTCCTAGAAGCTCCTTGGAAGTACCGTACACAACAATTGAACAGCTCAAGGATGGTCGCCTCTTTACTTCCAAATACATGTCCGAGACACTCAAGTTCAACTCTCCACATGTTATCGTCTTCACCAACGTTCACCCAAGGATGGACATGCTGAGCGAGGATCGTTATCAAATCATTGAAGTCTAATCAAAAAATCAAAGTCTTTTTCAAATGGTTGTTTTATTTAGTGAAATTCTAAATCAACCCATGTTATCAAATAAAAATTATCATCGGTAACTTCGTCTTGATCTTCCTCTGTAACTTCTACGACCACGTCTTCTGTAGCTTCTGTATGCCTTTCTGTAAGTTCTCGCTCGTCCGCGATACTTTCGATATGATCGTTTATAAGATGCACGGTTCTTGTTTGCTCGTCTGAGCCTCCGCTTTCTACTAGCAAGCTTTGCGTTCTTGGCACGCAAAACATCCATTACGGCTGGTGCGAAGTCCAAGTGCATTTCACCCCCTCTCAGAACATTGCCTACTACTGCGCTCGCCGCTTTCAGTCTGGCTGCATTCATTCGATCGAGCTGTCTCTTTTCAGATTTGGTAAATCTTGGTCTCTTCACAGCTGCACTCGCTCTGGCTCTTGGTCCTGCTGGTATCGCTGGAAATCCCTCACCTGGTCCTAGCATTCCCCAGTCTTCAGTAAATGGGATACCCTCTAGGGGTCCTCCTGCAATTGGTTCTCCATAGTAATGTGTTGCCATTGGTTGCTGTATGACTTGTGCAAACCCTCTTAAACGTCTCGGAGCTGCGATCTCCGTTTTGAAAACAAAAGAAAATTATTGAAATTGGTATTTTTATTTCTTTATATACCCAAGAAAAAAAGAAAGAGCACCATTTATGTGTGTGGCGTGTTGAACACTTGTTGGACTGTCATAGACCAAATTGTGTTTTGCGCGGCGAATGGACAGTTTCCGACCAATGTAATAGCTGGATTAGTTAGAGTTCCATCTGGTGTATATGTAAAGTAGAATGTACAAAGTACATTGCTAAGACTGTCCGCAGTTGACGAAGTAGAGAAGTTCAGATTGGTTGCATAAAGAGCAATCGTAGAACTGCCTGAAGCGTACGTTGGTGCATCAGCAGAAGCAACTGCAACTGTTTCGGCGATCATATTGTATGTAAATAAATATGTCCCAGCAGGCATAAGTCTGTTAAATGTAATATTTGCACTCGTAAGGGCTACGAATGGATTGAGCGACGAGCTCTCTGAATACGTTAACCCTGCTATAGGAAAGACAGTACTATATTGTGTTAACCCTTCACCATAATAGTATACGATCTCAGAACCACCAATTGTTGCTAATTTGGGATACATTAACGTAACGTCATAAGTAACCCACAGTTCCCCGATAGTTGAAACAGCTTGCATCGCAGATGTTGCTATGTTGAAGTTCCCCACATCATAAAGCCTTGCATCAGAACCAGAAGGAACCGGCGTGTTTCTGATGTATAATTGATCAACAATTCTTGAGCCTGGTGCACATTCCACTCCGTGTAGCATGTTAGATGATGGAGCACATGATACAGACCCCTCATAAGATTCCATCTGTTGTTTAGTATTGAACGTCCCACTTAATGGATTGTATTGTGTACACATGACAACCGTCCCCAAAGCTGTGTTCGTGGAGTTAAGCGAGTCTGCAGATGTCGACTTATACTCGAATGCTAATCCATTCATAACATATGTCTCATAGTTAACTGCTATTTGAGATAGAAATGGAAACACGGTAACCAATCCAGGGTTTATATCGAATGCTTGTAATCCAAACCCCGTTGTAGATCTGACATCTTGAATAAATTCTCTGTGTCTCAATCTTATAGACCCATTGCCAAATGTAACATTTGATCCACCGCTCTCAAATGTGCTATTGTTGACCGAGTATGCACCATGACCAGTGATACGAGATATTCCAGCACCTAGTCCTTGTCCCAGAACTCCACCAATAGCAGAACCAGTAGCCCCATGCCTAGCCCCCAGGTAAGCCCCAGCACGCTGTCCCCAGCGTCTTGCGAGTCTGCCATAGTAATCGGTGTTTTCATCGCCGTAA